CTTTTAGTTGTAGCAGCAGTTGTAGCGGTTATGTTTCCAGTTTTACTTCCTGCTTTTATGACTACCGTAGGCGCAGGAGGTGCGGTTGGTCTAACTGCTGTTGGGTCTGCTATAGTTTTTGGTGTTGCTTCCATTGGTCTTAATCTAATCATGGCGGGTGTAAATGAATTACTTATGCCCAAACCAGACAAAGGAAAACAAGGTGGAGCATTTTTTTCAGGAGCTGTTAATACTGTAAAACAAGGGCAACCTGTACCAGTTCTTTATGGAGAGCTTATAGTTGGAGGTGCTCCGATTTCCGTATCTTATACAAAGTCTAAGATTGCTACAACAGGGTATGTATATACTGACGCACAACCAGGTCCTATGCCTGCGGGCGCTACCTCAACCTCAAATCCGTATGCAACAGATCCTCAAAACTATTCAGAAAACTATATTGGAAATATTGATGCTCTAATAAATCCAAAACTTATTGAAGAATCATTATCTAACTTCCAGTTTGGTATAAGCTATTGGTAGGAGTAAAATAAATGGGACTTACTTATACAGGGGCTTTAATTAGTGCAGCAACCGAAGGTCTTTCAATAGATCCAACAACAGCGACTACTGTTGGTAGTAGTGGCCCTACTAGCCCGCAATATGCTGTTGTATACGATTTAATTTCAGAGGGCGAAATTCATGGTCTAGTAAATGGAGCTGCTAGTGTATATTTAAATGGTACTCCTCTTGTTGCTCAAAGTGCTGCATCTTCTGTTCGCTCAATTACGACGGGTAATGGTTCTTTTACCTCTGGAAGTACCACAGTTACTTCGAATGACGTAGATTTATCGGGAACTGCGGGAAGGCTTATACTATTAGAACGCGGAGCTAAAATTTCTAGTCTTTTTACTGCAAATGCTGGTGATTTTAGAGTAAAGGCTAATGGCTTTTTTGTTGCTAATATGGCAATTAATAATGCTTTTATTGCAGCAGCAAGACCTCGCCTTAGAATTACTGGTCTTGGTCCGCGAGGTGGAGAATACGTTGGAACTATAACTCAATTTATAGATGCAAATACTGCTGTTGTAGAGCCTGCAATTTCTACCTCCGGAACTGGAAAAGCTGGAGGATGGGATCATGTTGCAATAGTAAATACTGCAACTTCAAATAGTTTAACTGTTTTTGTTCCACCAACTGTATCCGGAACAAAATTTCAAGTTCTTTCTTCTGCCATTCCTCAAACTGAACTAAACTCTACAGATACCTGGAATTTTAAAAATACAGCAGTAAACTTTAGAGTCGGAACATTAAATCAAACTCCGGTAACTTATGTTGATGTTCCAACCGCTAGTTTTTTAACTTCAATTGGGCAAGCGTTAGAGTGGACAAATACTTTCAATGGTAATCAATCTCCACTAAGTTATGGAGCTGTAGCTTTAGGAGTTCCTGAAGCTTCTGAAATTGATAAAATAAAAATTGCTATTGAATTTCCTGCGGGACTCTACAAAAATACTGGAGAAAAAGCTAAGATAAAAGAAGCTTTTGTAGGCTTTCAAGTAAAGTTTCAATATACTCAAGGCGGTACAGTAAAAACTGCTGTTATATATGGGCCTTCTTCTAGCGCTGGAATACCTTCTGGAAAACAAAAGCATATAGTGGGTACTATTCTGCGGAAGTTACTTCTTCTTTTATTCACGAACTTGAACTTTCGGTAGAACAGTTTAAACCTTTTACAACTTTTTCTGTTATAGTTTCACGAGTCAATCCGCATAATTCGAGTGATTATGAATCGAATGATGATACTATTATCAATACTACAGTTTTAAAGTATATTGAATGTCAAGTACTTGATAAGTTTAGATATCCTCACTCTGCTTACGCAGCAATAACATTTCCAGCAGAAGGATTTAATTCTGTACCTGGGCGTTCCTATCATGTACGTGGCATAAAAATTAAAGTTCCTTCAAATTATACTACTCGCGAAGAGTCTGCAACAGGCGTATCAGTTTATTCTGGGGCATGGGATGGTACTTTTGTTACAAAATATACAAATAATCCTGCTTGGGTATTTTATGATCTTGCCACAAATAAAAGATATGGGCTTGGAAAATATGTAGATCCAGCACTTGTAGATAAATACGCTCTTTATCGAATTGCAAGATATTGCGATGAATTAGTTCCAGATGGAAAAGGCGGCTTTGAGCCACGATTTACTTGTAACGTATATATTTTTCAACAGGAAGAAGCGTATAAAGTATTACGAGATTTAGCTACTACATTCCGTGGTATGATGATTTGGGCTCAAGGCGCTTTACTTGCCGTTCAAGATAGTCCAAAAGAATCCATTTATACTTTTACGCAAGGCAACGTAGTAGACGGCCTCTTTAATTATGAGTATTCTGGGCGTCTTGCCAGGTATAATGAAGTAAATATTACTTGGAATAATCCAGATCAGTTTTATCAGCAAGATGTATTAACAGTTACAGATCAGACTGATATAATTAAGCAAGGAAGAGTAGTTGCAATGGAGTCGGTGGCTTTTGGTTGTACTAGCCAAGGGCAAGCTTATCGCGTAGCTTTATGGAATATGCTAACCTCTCAGCTAGAGACTGAGTTTATAAGTTTTGCTACGGGCATGAATGCCAACTTTTTGTTACCTGGAGATGTGATTAATGTTCAAGATCATCACTTAAATTTAGTTCAAGCTAGCGGTCGAATTCGCGCAGCTTCTGGAAACACGGTAACACTAGATAGAAATGTTACTATTGCAAGCAGTACTTTTAACGATAGAACTTCTTTTGAAAATGCTTTAGTTTTTTCTGGGGCAGATAATTTTAATGATTATGTTGGTAAAGTAGGAGCTAAAACAGCTTCTATACCTCGTTCTTCAACTAATACTGCTTCATTAGGAATCTATAGCTATAGAGCTAATAGCACTACTGGAAGTTTGTATGTTGATTCCATGGATGAGTATACTGCTAGTGGCTATTCCATAGCAATAGCAAATACTTCAAACAATACGGGATTAACAACAACTGCTAGCAGAGCTGGAATAATTTTATCAACTTTTAGCCCAGCAATTACTTCTTTTGGAGGTAATATCTCTGTTCGTACTATTGCAAATACTTCTTCCGAAGATTATAACGTTAATGGCATTGCTTCTTATAGAACTTATAATTCTGAGATTCCATTAAACGTAAATGTTGCATATACCTCTGGAGTAGTAAAATCTTACAATATTAGAGCATCAAAAGATACTTTCTTTGGCGTTAGTTCTCCTGTAAGTACTAGTATTGCAAATATTAGTATCAGTTTTGCAAACTCAGCTTTATCCACCAGAGAATTTTTAACTTTAGATAATATTGTATTGGGGAATACTTCTTCGGCTATTCAAAGCACAGCACATACTTTACATGTTGTATTTGATGGGCCTGGATGTTATTTACAACAGCCTTCCGCAGTTATCTCTGGCACAACATATTATCGCGGTGATCTAATTCCTGGAATCACTACTAGCGTTGCAGCGACTAATTTACTTGATGATAGTGGTAATGTTGTTACTACAGTATTTAGTGAGCATACTCATGTACAAAAACGATCTATTGTTAATCCAGAGCCGTATGTAGGTAATATTATTGAGCTAAGTTCTCCATATACTGCTACACCTAACGTAGAGAGTATTTGGGCACTTGAAAATTCTACTTACGATAATAATGTAGTTCCAAAACAGTATAGAGTTTTAAGTGTAAAAGAAGAGCAAGGTGGAGTTTATTCAGTCATCGCTTCAAATTATGCTCGACAAAAATTTGAAGAATTAGAAGGAAGAGTAAAGATTCAAGACTCAAATTACTCTGGTCCTCGACCTGGTCAGGATGTACCTTCTATAACTGATTTAAATGCTGTTTATTTAAGACTAGATACAGAGGAAGCAAATGATCCTTCAGATTCCACTGTTTATGCTTTTATTTCTTGGACTCCTCCAACTGAGTCTTTTACAGATAGTTTAAGTAATACTAGTACTAGAGAATACAGATATATTGATTCGTATGAAATTCAACATGATTTTTATGATAATTATGGAGATACTTTTGTAGCTGAAAGAGTAGCTGGCAATAGAAATTCTTTAGTTGTTACAGGAGTTACAGCAGGAACTTAT